CTCCTACTTCCTAGCATCGATTTGTGTGGTTACTGGTAATTGGCCGCAGGTCATCCCACACACCATGAAGGTTGTCTTCTTGGTTTCGTTTGCTGTGTTCCTCATCTGTCAGGTCCCACCTGTTTCGTATTGGTTGGAGGATCTGCTGGATGAGTACAACACGATGTGCAGTTATGAGTATGCTGCTGCTGAGGCTTATAATGAGTTCGTTCACAGGCATCGTGTGGCTGCCTATGCTGCGGGCGTCCGTGTCCTGCGTTACCGTGCACCGTGGTATTGTTTTGCGTCGCGAAGCGTTCCTGTTGTCCACCCGTTTTCCTGGCTTATGGGCCAGTATGACGCCACGATCGACCGCGTTGGTACGCTGATGCAGCGACTTGAGATCGCGAATGTTTCAATTTCTGACGGTCTTCGCACTGTTGCTGACACTGCTCTTAAGGCTTATTTTTACTACCAGATCATCTGGTTTCAGCTCTTTTCGATCATCATGCTAGTCGGTTTCTTTTCTGCTGTTATTTGCTCTAGCCGTGTGCGTGTCGTCCGCATACGTAACAGGGTGCGTGGTTACAGTGTTACTGAGCTGCGCTCTGACTTTGAGGAGAGCATGTCCGCCATCTTGGCCCCCTTATCTCGTGGACACTCCTGTCTGAATTTCCAGCGCCGTGTCGTCGAGTCGTGGGCTATCGACCAATTGCTTCGATATTTTCGATGCTTTAGATCCGTTGCGTCATCGCAGGGTAGGTGGGCGGAGGTTGGTCACCGTCTTCACCGCTGCTCACCTGTTGTCATGGATGGCGCATTTGTGCCGGAGCATGATCAGCGTTTTAGCGCCTGTCGCCGCCACCCCTCTGTTTGCCCGGATAGGTTTGATATCCCTGCCGCGATTCTTAGTCATGTTGATTATTACATGACTCTTGATCAGTTGGCTGCGGCTGTCACCGGACCCACATTTATCGTCAATCACGATTATTCATCTATTGATACCTTGTCCGTTGCCGAGGTATCTTTACGGTCAGCTGGTGGGTTGGTCACCGCCAGCGTTCGTGATGGGCCTACTTTTGGCCCTCACCCGTATTACCACTGGTCCGACGAGGGCGTTGTGGTTGCTTCTTCCGGTGCGTTTCAATACTTTAGAATTGGACGTCTGTTTGATACCACCCTTTACTATGCATTTCCAACCTCTGGCACATATGCCCGGGATGATCCTTCTGCTCTCCGCCGTTCTACCAGCGGCGACCTTCATTACTATTCCCCGCACGAAAAGCGCTTTGTCAGCTACACAGCTGATGACACTCATTATCATGTCTTTGGCGTCTCTGTTCCACGCTCGTTGGCTGATTACTGTGCTGCTACTTTTTGCAGGGCAGTTCGTGATGATAAGTTTTATGACAGTCTGCGTTCTTACTATCAGAATAGGTGTCGGGCCATAGGGTTTTCCGACGCCCGCGACACACTGATGCTCGACTTTATCATCCATCTGTGCGACGATGCTAGCTTGCGCACTTTCGGCTTCTCCCGGTTGTCTTCCGCTCCTTCGTCCTGGTCAGCTTATTGTTTGTCGTGGATTCTGGTCAAGGTTAATCATATGATGCCACTGGCGCTCACCTCATACGTCTTGAACGTGTTGCACCGCTTCTTCGGCGCCAAGGCTGCGCCATGGAACTGGGCAACAATCCACCTGCCAACCTATGACATGGTTACATCGCCATTTCGGTTGAGGCTATTTGGGCGCAATCCTACAGTCTTTAACCTCGAGCGATTTCGTGCTGAGGCCACGGTTGCTGGTTCCCCCAATCGTGGCCAGTTTGCCGAGGGTGCCGGCCAAGACCATCACGAATATGATATCGAGTCTTGTGACACGGGTGTTGCGTCCCGTTCCTCTTCCACACCCCTACCTGGTGACTCCTCTACGTCGGGATCAGTCTTACTACTCGACGACACTGCCGACCGAGTTCATGAGGATGACTCGTCCGCGAGATCGACGTCGTGTCGAGGTTCTCGATTACGTGTTAACAAGAGCCACTCAGGGCTCAAGCCCCGTCGATCTGCGGACCATAACTCCGGTAGTGACAACCAAATCGACGTTCCTCATCCCAAGAGAACCACTCACCCTTTGTGCCCCGACCCGACTGCCTCGTGCGGACCTCATTTCTTCATGTCAGTGTGTGAGTCAAATGAGTCAGTACCTACTCTCTTCCATGCACACTCGGTGGGAGGTGAAGATGTCACCCATGTCGTTGATCCAGCTTTGGGAGCGTCTATATCGCAACGGTTTAGCGCTTCGCAGTTACGCCTCCTTGGCTGGTCTATCGACGGAATTTTCAACACTCTATCTGGCGCCGCCACCTCGTCATTTGTCGAGTCGACGTTGTTGTGCTTATCACGATTTATGCGTGAAGTACCGCCAACTCAGCCCGTTACAGAAGCTCGCCGCAGTCTTTTATTCTGTCGCCCTCGAGAGAGATTTAAGGGATACGACACCTTTGACATTGGATTCATGGGTATCGCGGTACCCTCAGGCAAGACAAAGGGAATTAAGGCTTGCCTTCGCGAGGTTGCAAGGCAGCACTCTCGTGCAGACCTCCCAAACGAAGGTGCGCAATTTCATTAAGGTTGAGCCCATGGCCAAGTGTTCCGACCCACGAAATATTTCACCTCGAAGTGATGCTACCCTCTCGACCCTTGGCCCCTACTTTTCCGCCATCGAGCATAATGCCACTGGTTTACCTTTTCTAATTAAGGGGTGTGATATGGCGGCCCGAGCCGCCAAGATGCGTGACCTCTTGGGTTGGCCTCACTATTACGAGATCGACTATTCTCGTTTTGATTTGTCGATAAGTGCTGAGGTTATATCCCAGTTTGAGCACGCTTGGATCTCTTTGGTTTATGCCCCTGACATGCACCCACTGTTCTGGCAGACGCTGGTCGCCACGTTGGTTACTTCGGGATTTAGTGAGTATGGTATCACCTACACCCTCCCTGGATCACGTTGTAGTGGCGACCCTCATACGTCCGTCGGCAACGGCGTTCTTAATGCCTTTCTTACATGGCTTGTCACGTTTGATAAGAGTTGTTCTTATTATTGCGAAGGCGATGATGGGATTATTGGCTGTGCTCAGCCTATTTGCGATGAGATTGAGATCATACCGGACTTGGGCTTTATGCTCAAAATTGATCACTATGAGCACATCGACGATTGTTCGTTTTGTGGCATGTACTTGTTGGATGATTGTGGATCGCTCCGCATGTATTCTGACCCGGTGCGCACGCTGTCGAAGATACATGTGTGCTGCGCTGATGGTCTACCCAACAACCTAATTGTGGCCAAAGCGTTGAGCCTTCTCAATCTGAATCCTTGTACTCCTATTGTTACGGCCTTTTGTCGCCACATATTGCGCGTGGTGCGGTCCGTGTTGCTTAATCCGCGAAACCGTAACAGACTTGCTGCTGCTGTTAAGCGTGTTGCTCCGTGGGTGGTTTATTTCCCGTTTAGTTATGAACCGTTCTACTCTGAGCCAACTCCAGCGATGCGTGCTGCTTTCTCGGCGCGCACAGGTATATCTCCCGCTTTGCAGATATCCTACGAGCAGTATCTCCTCAATCTAAAATATGTTCCTTCCTCTTACCGTTATCTTAAACGCGACCTCGACATAGATGGTGTCCACACCGCGCTGTTGGGTGAGTTTAGGTCTGTTCTTTACGCGTGATCAATAGAAATTATCACGATGAATCCACCAACTACGACTACAACCACGACGCGTACCATTCGCGCCCCAAAAGTCCAACTGACGCCTAACTCCGCCGCTCGTCGTCGGCGCAATCGTCGACGCCGTCGGCCTGCCGCCACTATCGCTGGGCCTCTGTCCATTCAGCCTTCGTCTATTAATAGGCGTATGGTGTCTAGGGTTACCAGAAGGTCCGCTGTTATTTCCGCGGCCGGTCTAGCGTGGCTGCGTCAGTATCTCAACCCCATGGGTCCCGACACAACCAGTGTTACGGGTTATCCCGATGGTTCTGCTGTTACCACGTGTATCGCAGACTATTCCAACACGTTTAATGTGTCTTTCCCGCCCAGGGAGGCTCTTTATTGTACTGGGTCCTCCTCTTCAGAAAATCCTACCCTTGTCGACTCTGATAATTATGCCAAGATAGACAAGTGGTCTAGCTACGACATCACACTATGCGTGCTCGCACTACCTATGTTGCGAAACGTTGTGATGCTTCGTCTTTACCCGCACACTCCCACCACTTTTGCCCTTACCGAGCAGACTCCTAATTTTCCTCAACGTTTCCCAAATTGGAGTGTCTACTCCGCTGATGGTACCCGGTTCAATAACGGTGATGAGCCTGGTTACCTTCAGTCCTACGTCTATTTGCCGAACGTTGACAAGCATCTTTCTGCTGCTCGGGGATACCGCTTACTGTCCCGAGGCATTACCGGTATCTTTAGTGCTCCTGCACTTGAGACTCAGGGATTCGTTACAGCCTGCCAGTACCTGGCTGAGGGGTCTATACAATCTCAGTCCATTAAGTCTGACGCTGTTCGGTCCGTCACTGTGAACAGTGATGGCACTGTCAAGAACGTTGAGTCTAGTACACAAACAGTTTCGTCTATGCCTCGATATGTGTTCCCGTTGGACGGAGATAATTGTGCTCCGTCATCCCTCACCGAAACCTACCATCAAGCCTATCAATCCAAGGCTACTGATGGATTTTACATGCCTATGTTATCGTCATCCAGGGATAACCCCTTCCACCCACCACAGCCTAGGGCCATTGCAGTTTATGGCTCTTTCCTGGCCAGGGGTTGCCTTGACCCCGTTTCTGAAGTTCACGAAGCTGATGGCCCAACTCATGATATTTACCGTCTGAATGTTGCTGATGATGTGGCGCCGTTGTTCAATACTGGCGTTGTCTGGTTCGAGGGCATCTCATCTAAATTTTCTCTCAAGCTTAAGACTCGAACTGTGTTGCAATATATTCCCACCTCCGGCTCAGTGTTGGCCAACTTTACTCGACACGAGCCTACTTACGACCAGATAGCACTTGATGCTGCTGATCGTCTGCGTAACTTGATGCCTCACGCTTACCCTGCTGCATACAACGATTGGGGTTGGCTTGGCGATTTACTCGATTCTGCCATCTCCATGTTACCGGGTGTGGGCACTGTCTATAACATTGCCAAACCACTTATCAAGCCTGCGTGGAACTGGCTTGGAAACAAGGTGTCCGATTTCTTCGGAAACCCGGTGGCTCGTGATGGCGACATTTTCTTTGACGCTAAGTAATTGGAGGCGCAATCTCTCGGCGCTAGAAATTTAACGATTTCGATATGCCAAGTATCTTAACGTTGTATTTCGTCTTTATTGTAGTGTGGTTACTGGTAATCAGTCGCAGACTGCTCCACGCTATGCGCCCCAGGGGTTCTTACAGTTCGATGCTTGCCACCGAATGCTTGCGAGTCCAACTTGAACTCGCTCGCAAAGTGGCCAACTACCTTGGTGTCGATCACGTCTATGTGTTCGATACTACCGGGTTCTTTGACAGTGCTTCCGTCCATGTTACCTCCCACGGTTTGCGATACCGCACCCGAGAGGGGCATGTTGCTGTGCTGTCTCAGTCAGCGCAGTTGATACTGCCACGCGCTGATCCTAATGTGTTCCAGCAGATCGCCAGATGCCGACTCATTAATGCTGCTTATGGCCTCTGCTTGGATACCCCCCAGTCAGACCGTTCGGACGCTGTTGATGCGTCCGACCGCGGCCGAGACGAGGTTGACGGTTGATTATTGCAATTACCGTCAGCCAGGCTGGTAAGCCTCCTTAAAGTTTCCCCGCAAGGTCCTGCGTCGATGGTTGTCGCAGGGGACGTTTAACG